AATGGCACAAAAATAACTTTTTTGTTCGTAGATATTGTCTTTACGTTGCTCATGGCTTATATAATAATCGTGTTGTTGATATCTCGATGTTACCTCCCTGAACTTAGCCCCGGCATTACGCCGGGGCTTTTTTTATAGCTCAGTCACCATACCTTTTGAAATTCCAACAATACCCTTTTCTTGCAGTTGAGAGCGCGCAGAACTTTTGGTGCTTGCCGCTGCATCAGGGGCGGCACGGGAGTGTGCCTCTTGCCAAAGATGTATTGGAATTGACTTGCTGCCCAGGTCAATCACCAGACCGCGCAAACACTCAAGCGCGATAGATTGAGATGGCGATAGCTTCTGGCGCTTCTTCTTTGTTGGTGCGTCGCACGCCTCAAGCACGATAGACGCATCACCAATAATCGCAATCTGCTCCATGTTGAAGTTAATATCCTCGCATGGGTCGGCATCTTTCTGCTTCTCCATCTTCATACTCAAAATGTCATCAGATCGCGTGACGCGAATGGATGTCTCCACCGCACCCAGCAAAGCCGTAGACCCACGCATGCCACGCGCGGCATCTTTGCCAGAGTGGTGAATGCCCATCAATGCACACTTGGCATGCCGTTTCACAGCGTCGCAGGCATCAATGAACATGCCCATGTCAGTGGCAGAGTTTTCATCTCCGCCCAACAATGCGCGCGCTACCGTGTCAACGAACACGCAAGAAAATTGCGTGTTAAAGCTGTCGATGGTACGCATCAGCTTCTCAACATCTTCTGGCTCGCGAAACCTGACAGCCGTAGGCAACACGTGAAACGGAGCAACAGGATCAACGCCATAGAACGCCTGCCATGCCGCAACCCGTTTGCCCAAGCCACCAACACCTTCACCAGCAATGTATAGGATTGATCCAGGCATGACAGCCTTGCCATGCCATGGCCTTCCGTAAGCAACAGACAACGCCATATCCAAGGCAAGAAAAGACTTACCGGCACCCGGCTCACCATACATTACAGACAAGCTGTTCTGCGGTATGATGCTCTCAATCATCCATTCTATTGGTGGCATCGACCGTAGGTGCAAGAGAGAGTATGTCTCAAAGACATCGCCGTGGAACTCGGGTTCTACGTCTTCAACGGTCTCTAAGTTCTCTATACGATCAGCGGCCACAACCAGATCACGCAATTCTTCCATCGTGTTGCCAGCGAGCAGCCAATCCGCCACGTCGCCTTTTTCTGGCAAGCCCGGCAACTCCACTTGCCTTACTTCTGCCGCAATCCCTAACAAGCCGTTAACGACTTTGCTGGCGTGTGCGCGACCGGCGTCGTCGTTATCGGGCAGCACCACAACCTTGCGGCCAACAAACCATTTGTTAAGTTCTGCTTTCCAGTTGCCTGCACCACCATGATTGCATGTTGCCAAGCGGCCCATCGCAAACAGCTTCTCAGCGCACTGCTCACCCTCCACGATATAGATCGGTTTGTCTGGGGACGCCAGCAAATCAGGCAGTCGATATGGCAGCGCCTCAACGCCGTCCATATTCCAAACCCACTCGCCCTTGTCATTCTGGTGGCGTTGACGAAATGTCTTAGGTTCGTAGCGCAGCACTTGATACCGCACCACACCCTCATCGTCACAATAGTCAAATGCCTTGCTAATGTAACTGGCTGGCTTGATCCGCTCCTGAACTTTCTTATCAATACCAAACTTTTTTTGTAGTACATCAGAAACTGGCGTAAGCGATGCGCCTTCTTCGCGCTTCACCAAGTCTATAACGCCGCCACCTTCCTGCGCCTCGTGGTCAAACCATGTGCCTTTCCGTAAATCGACCGAACGAGAACCAAACGTACCCCACCGTAACTCATTTCTTTTTGCGCTTGTCGGTTCACCCCAATAATGGCGAGCGACCGATTCGATGTGCGCTCCGATATTTTGTGTCATTTACCATTCCCTAAACGCTAAAGGGACGCCCCAAAGGAGCGCCCCATCAGCTATGCCCTAGAACTCGTTGTCGTCATCCTCTGCTACTGGTGCCGGTGCAGGCTCTGGTGCAGGGGCCGCACCAGAAAGCTCTTCGGGCGCATCCACCCAAGAAACGATTTTCCACGATGGAGCCTTAAACCTCAACTCTCCTTGAGGCGTTTGAATTTTAACCGTCTCACATTTGCCTGCTTCTACAACTGGCATCTTGCCGGCATTAGCTGCACGCTCGGCCTCATACTGTGTATGCAGCGCATCCATGCAGCGCACCACCGTCTTGGCGCTATGCGAGAACACACGCAACCCAAGAGACTTATTGAACAACCTAATCCGAAAAGCCTGCTTGTGCTCGTCCGTTGGCTGGGCGGGCATCTTGTCACCTAGCTTCACCATGTGGAAGTCAGGCCCACCCAACGGAAACGCAAGCCAGCCCACTTCGATATTGGCTAAATCCATCACAGCCTTGAATGGCAAATCAATCTCTGACTGATCCGCGACCCAAGTGCCATCAGCAGCTTGCTCTTTGTCCACCTTAATAAACTCGCCAGCCTTCGCATCAAACTTGATGATCGGCACAATATCGCCCGACGACTTACTTTCCGTGTTAAATCCTAACGACATCTTTCTTTCCTTTTTTCTAACATTGCCCGTTACGCGGAAATCATTTCCCGCGCAATCATGCAATACGCAGCAAACGTCACGTCCGCAGTGTATTGCCATCCATAATCATCTTTTCCGCCAGACATTGCTATAAAAGCAGCGATTGGCACGCGGCAGACGATAGGCCGTCGATCAAATCTATAAATCAAACTAGGGATAAGGTTAGCCGCATGAGCCGCTGCACATGCCTGATCCCACCACGCATCCTTGGCAAGATAGCCGTCAGCGTAACGCTTGCACTCAATCGTAAATGGGAACGTACCGTCACACGGTACAAGATCACCTAAATCAGCTTGACGATATTGCTCAATCTCGCGCTTGAACTTAATGCCAAGTTCATCAAATAGCAGACCAGCAACCTCGCGCTCAAATGCAGCGCCCTTCATACGACCACCCCCCGGCTTCATTAGCTAATCTCTCCTGCCGCAGAAATCAATCTATTTAAATCGGTTTCTGTGTTGTGTCCACGACGCCGCAGTTCATTGTGCAACAATTCATCTGCCAACGCCGCCATAGAGCGATGGGCAGATTTACGCAACTCAGCACGCAACATCATCAACGTGTCATCACGCAGACGTAAGGTCGTGGGCTTCATATCCATTTTCTTCTCTCCATTATCCAAAGACATCGAAGTCAGCCTTTGCTACTAGCTGTTGGGTCATAGGTTTGCCATTTGGGTTTCGCGTCAGCGAACGATGCTCGCCACCACCCAACATCAAATAGCCATAAGCATCGCCAACGTGCGAATGCTCGTTCTTGTTAGGCATATCCCGAAACCGTTCCTGACCACCACCCATCGCAACGCGCTTAAAATGGTAGCCACCAGCAAGTGACTTGCGGACACGCTTGCATTCCTTGTCCACAAGCAACCCGGGCTTGCTGTCAATCAATCGGTTCATAGGCATAGCACCCGCTTCCCGGCGCACCTTAAAGTCGTTTGACGCCGTAGGCTGGGCGCGCAGCCCAAGTGTACGCAAATGGTCAAACGCCGTGACCTCAAAAATCTCGTCTCGCTTGCCACCAGCAGGGTCACCCCAGATCATTATCTCAGACTTAGGAAACTTAGTCTGAATGTCTGCAATCAAATGATGACCAAACCGCTCAAGGCCCATGTCAAAAGCAACAAGTTCATGTATAATGTGCCAACGCCCGTTCCGCATCTTCTGACCAAACACAGCGGCAGGCGTCAAACCAAAGTCCAGCCCAATATGCACTGGCATTCCCGGCTCATACTCAACATCAGCAGACATCAAACTATCGGAGAACTCATGCCATACTGGCTTGCCATCCTGCACATATACATACTGAGCGCCCAGATAGCACTGCACCCAATCCAGCGTCTTGCCCGCAAGCTGCTGCTCGTAATAGCCAACCGGAAGATTGTTCGTATTCTCAGCAAGCGGGTTCACAATCCAATGACGACTATTCGACGGGATTGAACCCTCGTGCTCCTTGGTGGCCTCCTTGACCCCGCCAGGCTGCTTGTAGAACTTCCAAGGGTACTTGCCCTTCACAGGATTCTTCTCAGCCAAATTACACCACCAATGGTCGCTATCCATTGGGTTGGTAGACATCCAGACGCCACGCCACGGACAGCCACCGTGCTTCTTGGTAGGAAAACGACCGACACGCGATGTCAGGCCATCCACAACCGCCTTGGGTAACTCTCGCGCCTCGTCGATAAAACCACCCGTCAATTCAAGAGATAGCAGCTTACGCACATCTCTAGGCTGATCGAGAGCCAAGAAGATAACCTCGCAATCCAATCCCGGTGCGCCGTCACGAGGAGGCAACTTGATGTGATGCGTAATCGGTGGCGACCAACGCATCTCACCCCAAACAGCTTCAGGAAATATCTCCTGCCACGTTTTGATCGTCGTCGTCCTCAATTCTGGATAGCTGTTGCGGATGACTGCAAATCTGGAATATCTGATTGAGGTCTCGGGCGATGGAGGCTGCTTCACCGCCCTCAGCATAACCTCGGCTAAACTGGCGTAGGTTTTCCCAGAGCCCACAGGCCCCATCAAACCACGGACAAACGAATCGTCGTTTAAAAACTTCCATACTGTTGGACTTTCACTAAAATCTAGGCTCAAGCCAGTTAACGCCTCACTGCCGCCTGTCTTGCGGCGACGCGGCGAACGATCCGTTGCGCGATTACTCCTCGCCATTACCGTCATCCTTCACTTCATACGTGGTCGTCTTCGGCCCCGTCACGTTAATACCAATCATGCTGGGACGCCGGTCGTCACTGTTAGGCTCCAGCAAGCCACGGTGCTTGGCCAATAGGCGCAAGGCCGACAGCTTATCATGCATCTCCACCTCAATGTTGTTGCCATACTCCGTAGGCGTAACCTTAACCTTCTTGATCGAACGACGCGCACGGTCAGACAACTGGTCAGATGGACGCACCTGAACGCGACCCATCTCGTCCCAGGCAAGCACATCCGTTATCTCACCAGAGCCAATCGCCTCTAACTCCTGCAACACCGCATCACGCTTGTCGCTATCCTGCGACGCAAGTGCTGCACGCGCTTGTCGGATGGTGACGGGCTTGTCAGTCATCAGACGCACTCACAATCTCTGCGCCGCACGCTGCGTAGCCTGCGATATCGACCCATGAATCCATGTGTTTCTCGTCCGCACAGAGCCGTGCCATCTTTACAGCGGCCATCATCATAGCTACTTGGGCTGCGGATACCTCGTGGCCCAGTAATGCTGTCCACAAAACAGCGATGCGCTCAAAGTTCTCTGCTGGCGTGCCGTAGTTGGCGCCCCTGTCTGTAACGGTCTTGGCTGCTTCGTTGAGTAGTTCATATCTTGATTTCATTGTT